TGGAGCGCCTCCTCCGCCTCGTCTTCCATCTGGCCGCCGGCGTAGGTGGCGAGCGTGCCCGCCATCATGCCGGACTGAAAGAACTTCCCTGCCGATCGTTCGGCGGCGAGTGCCGTGCCGATCGCCCCGGCGCCATAGGCGACGCGTGACAGGCCGTCCGTGCCGCTGGTCGTGAGGTCCCGCACGACGTGCATCTCATCCTGGGTGACGTAGCGCGGCTGCCCGTTCGCCTCGGTGAGCTTGTACCGCACGCGACCGGTCGAGAGCATCTGTTCCTCGACGCGGTCGGGATGGCGCGGCAGCAGCTGATCGAGAAACCCGCTCGGGCCAGGCACGATCTCCGCGTAGGCGCGGTTGCGCAAGAGGAACTGGGCGATCTGCGAGACGAAGAACTCCGCCGCCGACTGGCGCGTGTTCGGCTGCCACTGGAGCCGATAGATCAATCCGCCGATGCCGCCGGTGTCGGTCGAGGACCCGTTGATCAAATCCTTCCCGCCATCCGCCCGGTTCTTGAACGCCCGCAGCGGCAACGTCGCCAGGTCGTTCGCGATCGTCGTCACGCCACAGTAGTAGGCCGAGAGCGTCATCGCCAGGTCCGGCGTCACATTCACGCCGGCGGCGGAGAGGCTCGACATCCAGAGATTCGGCAACGGATCCCCAGACCAGAAGGCCCTGTTGTAGTCCATGATCGCGCTCGCCTTCGCGCGCGGCGGCGCCACCGCGGAGAGCGTGGAGAGAAATCCCATCAGGCAGTCCTCCGCTTCGTCGAGTCGGGCTCCGGTGCCCGGTGAATAATCCAGGCGGCCCGCGGCGGCACCGAGATCCAGAGCACCACGACGCCAGGCGCGACGAGCGCGCCGGCGCCGAGGAAGGACCAGAGCCCGGCCGTCAACAGCACGAGCCCCGCGGCGATCCCGCGCTCGTCTGGGCCCAGGCCGGCCGCCAGCCAGGCCAGCAGCTGCCGACTACGCGCGCGCATGATCGCCTCCGGTTGTGTCACCGGCTGGCCTGAAGCCGCCTGGGGTCCAGATACGGGCCCCTCGTCGTGGACCGAACCGCGGCCTCGGCAACACCGTCACGAGGCTCGTCGCGCCGATCGCCGCAATCGCGCCGTCAATCCGCTTGGTCGGATTGGATTTCTCGAGCCAGACGTTCTCGTAGCGGTCGAACTTCGGCTCCGCGTTCGAGACGCACCAGCCCATGACCGGGTTCCCGTTGTGTCGCACCCGGCCCAAGCGCACGAGCGCGTCAAACAGCTTCACGAACTCCGAGAGCTTCCGGCCCTGACCGATCTCCGCTAGGGTGTACTTGGCACGATCGCGCAAACCCACAGCGAACTCCGTCGCGTTGTAGGGGTCGTAGCCGATGATCTGCGGCTTGAATGCCGGCCCGATCTCCTCGACAAACTGGTCGTAGATGAGATGGTGGTCGATCACGGGCCCGGGCGTCGTGCGGAGAAAGCCGAGCTTCTGCCAGATGTTGTAGGGGATGCCTTCGTTCTTGACGCGCTCAATGAGCGTGTCTTCTGGCAGCCAGAAATACGTGGTCAACTCGATCGTGTAGTTCACGCTCCAGAGCTTCTTGACCGCGCGGCCCTGGTCGTTCTCCTCGATTTCCACCTGCACCACCGGCGCCGCCGGCTCGTCGTCAATGCGTTGCGCGATGACGCAGGCCGTGAGGTCGACCTTCATCGACATGTCGAACATCGCCGCACACGGCACGCCGCGCCGCTGCCCGACGTTCTCCGCCCGGCAGGCGTCCCACCGCTCAGAGGGGATCCAGATCGAGTGCCCCTGCGTCCAGATGCAGAAGTTCAGCCGCTTCACCCGGGCGAGCGTCGAGGGCTGATTCGTCGCCTGTTTGACGACGCCCCTGAGGTACCCCACGAGCGAGGGCATCTCGAGGACGGCCGGATTCACCTTGGGCCACACCCGTTCGTCGGTCCACGAGTCGCAGGCCGCACACCCGTCGTTCGGCTGCGTGGCGCCCTTGTCTCGGCAACCTTGACAGGCATCGAGCTGGCAGATGTACGGGAAGAACTGTTCGTCGGCGACGACGCCCTCGAGGACCTTGATGCCGTAGTCGTGCTTGGTCCAACAGACCGACGTCTTGTCGAACCCTGAATTGGTCAGCCCGATAATCAGCGCGTCGACCTGGCTCTTGACGCCCAGGCGCATCTTTTCCGGAATCACCGGGCTGGGATACTCGTGCACCTCGTCCATGAGCGCGGTGAACACGCGCTTATTGTCGAGACTGCGGCCTTCCGAGGTCAGCGGCCGGAAGAAGGAATTGCGCTCGATCCAGGCGGTGTTGTACTCGCCCACGTCCAACAGATCGCGCAGATCGTCGGAGCGCTCCGCCATGCGTTTGGCGAAGCCGTAGAGATAGTTCGCCTGGTCGCCGTTGACCCCGAGCGAGTAGTTCTCCAGGCTTGAGCGGTTCCAGCCCACCAGCCGATACAGGCCGAACCCCGCAGCCGCCGGCGTCTTCGTGCTGCCCTTCCCGGTTTCCAGATACGCCTCGATGAACCGGAGGTGGCCCGTGCGATCGACCCACCCCACGAGCGACCCGAAGGAGAAAACCAGCCAGCGCATCAGCGTGAATGGCAGCGGTTGCCCGTTCGCGCCGGTGTCGTCGAGCGTCAGAAACTCTCGAAAGAACTCCAGCATTTCTGCCACGCGCGCCGGTTGAAAGCGATAGGGGAAGGCGGCCGTGTCCTGCCGGGCCAGATCGCGGAGGTGTCGGTCGCAGGCCAGCCGCACCGCGCGTCCGGCCGTGATGGTGCTGGCGGCGACGTCGCGCGCGTACTGCGTGACCGGATCAGCGGGCGCCGCTCTTCGCGAGGAAGGCGCCGAGCTTGCTCGTTTCTTTCCCGCGGCCACCGGTTTTCGCGCGCGCCCTCGTGCCTTGGCTGAGGCAGAGGTCATTGACGAACTTTCGGTAGGTGTCCCACTGGATCCGCTCGCCGGTCTTGAACTTGCGCCACTCATCGTGTGGCAGACCCCGCTGCTTGGCGCGGCGTTCGTAGTCCAGCGCGCTGCCGTATGCCTTGGCCGCGCCGAGCAGGTGCGATCGGTCGGAGGGACTCAAGCGCAGCTCGCCCTCGAGGGAGTTGAGGAGTCGATCCCATTCTTCGCCGGCCGCCTTGCTGAGACCTGGCGGCTTGTCCGGCGCACCCGGTACGGCGACCGGTTCGTCGCTCGGAATCGGCCGGTGCCCAGGATTGCCGGTCACGAGCTTGAGCGCGGCTGATTTCGGCCTTCGTCCGGCCACGTGGCACGTCCTTTGTCAGCGATTGGAAATCTCTAAACCGCGAAACTTTCAAAACGCGGTCGGCTGTTCCAGGCGCCAGCGCGGTTCCGAGGGCCCTAACCGCCAGAGATTTTGAGACCGGGGGGGGTGACGGCGCGGCGGTGCGCATCAGATGAGCCCTGCCTGCAGCTCGCGCATGGTCTCCGCCGAGTGATCGGCCTCGCAGAGGAAGCCCACGCGCAGCGGGTCTTCGATCTTCCGTCGGTCGCTGCGCTCTTCTGGCTTGAGCGGCGGGTTGTGATGCAGCTGGAGGCGGTGATTGTTCAGCCGGCCCTCCGCCTTGCAGCGGCTTGCCGCCATGTCAGGGCCGCCCGGCAAGGCCGCCCCGCACACTGGCGCGATACCAGCCGCGACCAGCAGGGTCACGAAGTGGGCGCGGAACTTGGTCCAGGAGTAGCCGTAGCCACGGGAGGCGGCTGAACCACGGCGTTGCTCGATTTGGCGCTGATGCCGTGCACAACGCCCAGACGCTACCAATTCAGGGCAACGCCCGCCATCACCTGGGCATGGACGTAGCATCGCCGATGGCACGCCAGATAGTGTGCACTCAGTTCTTCGATGCGAGGCCACAAGATGTTGTGGTACGCGACGATGCCGCCTGCTCGACAACCTCGCGCGTGCTGAACCGGTGGCTGCAACTTACGCATTCCCGTCGGCGCCAGACGCTTTCCCCGTTGCCGCGTGAATCGACGATGCGCGTATCCCAATGATGACAGGAGGGACAGTCCACACGCACTGGGCGACGCGCGCTGGCTCGGT